GAGATGATCGTTTAATAACATTAAATATACCTCTCTCTCCCACGGCATCATTTCTTCTAGTTCTGATAATGAATAGTTAAAATTCTGCATCATTAAAAAATTCGTCTTGAAATAGTTCTCCAACGTTTCATGAGAGAGGTTTACTAAAAAAAATCTTGTAGCCCTCTCAGTGTTATTTTATTTAAGTGCTTGCACTTTATACATTCAAAATCTATTTCATGCGATAAAGTTGGAAGGCCTTCAACAAAATCTGTCAACTTTTCTAATTGCTTGTTAGTTAAAGAATTTACAAAAGTATCGATCTCTTCGTCTGACTCATGAGCTAAAAGAATGTTTTCTTCTTTTGTCTGTATCGCATGCATGCAAGATTTTATAGAATCCATTAGCATATTTGTAGCTGAAGCTTTTTCTGTTCCGGAAAATATATTTCTAGCTATCATATCATTGTATGTAGGATATTTCATCTCTACGCTTATATCATCATTGATTTGTATGATAGTTTCTTTAAGCTCTTTGTTTTCCATTTGCACTTCTTGAAGATTAATCTTTACTTCATTTTGCTCGTTACACTCTGAACAAGCATAAAGTACAGTTGAAGTCTCTCCAACTGACTTTGAACGTAATTGCGTAAACATATAATCTACGTCAAAAGTTGCTAGCTTACCTATTTTAACGCCTGGGACACAAGATTCTATACTTACCAGCATGGTGTCTAGTATTTGTTTAGGATCTTGTGATTCAAAAGCGACTAACATACTTTTTTGTTCTTTTACCAAGAAAGGCCTGTACTTTACTGTTTCTTGAGTAGAAGGAATAACCATTTCGTAAACTGGTCTGTCGTTTGATAATTTTGGCAAAGCCATTATATTCACTCCTTATAATATATCAATTCCACCTAATGGTGTATCAATGTCCATATTAATGAACCCCTGTGTTCTTGACGATCTTCTCCAGTTAGTGTAAGCAAATGATACACTAAATTGAACTAAGCCGTCAAGATCGTTGCTTAGTTCTACCGCACTTGTTGCGATTGGAAACGCTTCTAATAAATCTACTGAATAAACAGTTCCACCACCTATACCGCCACTAAATCTTATAGGTCCTAGTTGTTTACTAAAACCTGCTAACGGCTGTCTTAGCTGATGTATTGTTACTGTTCTAGCATATTCGTTTTTATAACCTGCTGTCATGTTCGCTTCATCTAAAACAACTGTTCTCCATGTGTCAAAATATTCTTTAACGCCATAGTCATTCATAAGATAAAAAGTCATGTTAACATCGTCAACTGCATAACCATAGGCCATCTTTTGAAATTCCATACCAATTCTTCTTTCATTAGTAAGTATTTGTTTTGCCGGTAACGTCGCGTTAGAGCATAAGATGTTTAATTCTCTTACATTAGCTCCTTCTGTAAAAAATCCAAATAATCCACCACCACCAAAAGATGGTAAAGTTACTAAAAATCTATTATTTCTTGCAAAGCCTAACTTGGTGTTAGCTAAAGCTTTTAATTCATCTACACTACTAGCCATTTGCTATCTTCCTTGAATCTGAATATATTCTTCCTGCTGTAGACTTTTCCCACTGCGCTGTAGGTAGAAACGTCGCGATTTCCCATTCAGGCGCTGGTACTTCTGCAAATCTAGATTTAACATGATCTAACAAATAATGTTTGAAGCAGGGTTTAAAGTATCTCGTATTTCTAGAACTATTTAATAGTTTATAAGTTAAATTAAACTTTGTAGACTCATCATATTTTTTATTGTTAGTTATATCTAACAAAGCATCTAAAAATTTAGCTCTTAGTATTGGTGGCAAATAATGTAAATTAATTCCTCTGAACCCGCCTTTTGCCGGTTCAACCGGAATTGTTAATGGAAATCTATCGTAATAAGGTAGCTTATCTTTATGTTTTGGATCATAAACATACATAAACATTCCACCATAACTATGAGTGGCTCTCTTAGTTACTTCAGGTTCTCTCATTAACTGATCTCTATTAACTCTTGTTAATCTTTGAACTCTTCTTCTAAACCACTCGCGTGACTCGCGCGTGCGTGGATTAATACCTTTTCTAAAAGCTTCAAGTTCAAGTTTTTGAAATAGATTACTCATAATTCTATTTATAACTATTTTCTGCGTTTTTTACGTCTAAATGGTTTAAGCTTTGGCAATGATTTTAGTTTACCAGGGACCGGTTTCTTCATGAGCTTCATCTCTTGTAAAGTCTTTTCAGTCCATACTTGAAACTCCCACCCTCTATCTTTAGCGTATTCGTTAGCAGCTTGCCATTTATTCATATTTTTAATATAGGTTAATCCTTCAGTAATATATCTTCTTGTTTTTCTTTCTCCAGTTGGAGGTACGGTTTCTCTTTCTGGTTTAATTTCAACCAATACTGTTTTATTATCATCATATGTTATCTTCATGTCAACAAAATATCTGTGGTACTTCTTGTCAACTTCATAAAAATATGGAACAATAACTTCTTCAGAGCTCCACTTTTTAACCTTTGGATTCTTATCACACCATTGAAAAACTGCCTTCTCCCAAAGTGACCTATATACTATATTAGAAGAATCTCCGCTGTATTTGCTGGGATTTTTGATTGAATATCTACCTGAATATACCATGAGTTTTGTTATAAATAGAAAAATAAAACTTTAATAAAACTATGTATAAGGAAATGCTATGCCACCATTTAATTTTCCCGCTGTTCAGAGCGGAATATTAAAAAAAGGTTCTAGCGGAGAAAACTTATCTTTTGCCGATGGTGCTCAAGGTTCTCTTTCTAGAAATTTTAAAACTGTAATATCAACGGGAACATCAGAAAATAGAAGTGAAGAACTACCTAAAAGTCAGGCATTAAGATCTAGAGGAGAAACTTTTCAATTTCCTGAAAAAACAGGAGACCCAGCTTATCAAGCAAGAGTTTCTTTTAAGATGTATGCTTTAAAACCGAATCAACCCGGTGCATCAAGTAAAAGTCATATTAAAACTTTGGAAGATAATTTAGCTCCTAAAGGAACTAATCAGTTTTACTCTAACGATGCACAATTGTCGATAGGTCCTCATACTATAAATTCATCAATAGAAGCACTGGAGGGAGACGACGACGAAGCTTTAGAATCCGTAGAAAGAAGACTTGATAACGCAGGAGCAGTTGCTTCTAGAAACAACGTAATAGCTGCTGGAGTAGATGGCGTAGCTCAAGCAGCTGTTAACCGAGGTACAACTATATCATCTGTGGCTAAAGACAAGTTTAATGCTTTTCTAGGTGCTGCAGTAAATAATAATTTAACTAAAGCTGGTTTAAATATTTTACAAGGTGGTCTTTCTTTTCAACCCGTAACAGAAGCTCCTATAGTAGACATGTACTTTCCTTTAACTTTACAATACGTAGATACTGCTGCATACGATGGAAATGCAGAACTTGGTTTTTTTGGAGCATCTGCAGCGGCTGCAGCTGAAGCAGGAGCTGGGATATTAGGATCTACATTAGGAGCTTTAGTAGATGGAACTACAAACGTATTTGATATTTTTAGAGGAAACTCTAAATTAGGAGAAGCTGCAACAAGATTAAGCGCGGCTAGAGGTATTAACGCAATAGGATCTTTAGGTGCCACTGGTATTAGAAATGCTTTAACTTTACAAAACAGAGTAGTCGTAAATCCGAATGTAAGAGCTTTATTTAGAGGCGTAGCTTTAAGAGAATTTACTTTTCAGTTTAAGATGATAGCAGAAAGTGCAGCAGAAGCCGAAACAGTACGTCAAATAGTTAAACACTTTCGAAAAGAAATGTATCCAGACTCTTTTAGTGCTAATATAGCTAATGGTGTTTCAGCCGACTTAGGTTATAAGTTTCCTAACGTTTTTAAAATTACTTTTAAATATAGAGGTTCAGAAAATAAAAAGTTACCTCAGATTAAATATTGTTATTTAAGAAACGTAAGTCATTCTATAAATCCTACAGGTGGAACTTTTAGAAGAGATGGCCAAGCAAATGAAATCGATCTTACTTTAAGCTTTATTGAATACAAGACCTTAACTAGAAAAGATATTGACGAGGGATTTTAATGCAGTACTTTCAAGATTTTCAAAATTTATTATACACATTTGGAAACGAAGTAGATCCAGTAGTATTTCAAGATATTTCAAGATATTCAGATGTGGTTGATCAAATAAAAGATAATTTACTTTTTTATAATTTTTACACGATACAAGAAGGTTTTAGACCAGACCAAGTTTCTATACAATTGTATGGTTCTCCTCTCTACTACTGGACATTTTATTTATTAAATGATGATATAAGAGAACAAGGTTGGCCTCTTACGAGACTGGAACTCGAAGCTTATACTAAAAAATCATTTCCAAACACGGTACTTGTAACTAGAGAGCCTATAGCAACAAAGTTTAAAGTTGGTCAAGTTGTTACTGGTACTTCATCAGGAGCTAGTGGAACTATAATCAGACGTAATCTTAACTTAGGACAGATAGTAATAAAAGGCGATATTTCGTTTTCTGCAAATGGAGAACTCTTGCAGTCAACAAACTCATCAGGAGTTCTTGAGACTGTTACTACTATATCTCGAATAAAAGAATATTTATCTGCCAGTCATTACATTAACGATAGTGGTAGAATAGTAGATCTTGGAGTTGATAGTGCCACGGGAGGGTTGTTAGCAGCAGGTGCGCAACAAACAGAAAAAACTTTTGAAGATGTTTATTTTGCTAATAATGAAAGCCTTAGACAAATTAAAGTAATAAAACCTTCTGTTCTTGGAAGTGTAATATCTAGCTATAAAAAAGCTATAAGAGAATAATATGTCTGAATTTGTAATTGAAAATCAATCAGAATATAACATATTAAAAGCCGAAATAACGAGTGATAGAACTGAAGCAGGTATTGACATTAAAAACGTAATAACGGATCTTACCATTTATGAACACATTGATAAACCATACTTAACTGCAAAAATTGTATTTACAGAC